CCTTTTTGACATGATAATTGTTCAAACGATTTATTTGTTCCATAAGCAGATTCGTTTGCATTATAAGTTAAAACATAAATACCTTTTGTCATTGCTGATCCACCAAATTTAATATATAGATTAACTCCATGAATTTTAAATTTTTCATACATGGTTGCCATTTGCTTGAACCATGCTGGACCAGTTGTCGTATCAAATTTGACTTTCTTTGTTGCCAAGGCAGTTCCTTGTGCAAAGGAATGTGAAAACCATACTTCCTTCTTTGAAAATTTAACTGATTGTGATTGACCTACATCTCCTATCAATGTTTTAGTATTATTAAGATTACTTCTGATAAATCTTCTACGTCTATTTCTTCTTGCATAATTTCTCTTAGCTTTTCCAGCTTTGTTAACTTGTTTAGTTTGACTGGCATTTTTGGTTGCTCCTACCTTTTGTGAAGTTTTTCCTGACATTCACCGATACCGACATTTAGTATCATACGCATTGTATTAGGTAATGTTGAATATATTATATGTAACAGACCTTAATATTCAGTTAGATCATCATAGCATGATATTCTTGTGTGATATATTTCTATTATTTCTCTCACAGCATGATTAAATAATTTTTCATCTCCTGAATTCAATTCTCTCTTTAATTGTTTAACTAATTTATCTGTTATACAATATCTCATATAAATTTCTCCATAATATTCAGGTTTCATTTTCTTTTCAATTGTACTAATTATATCTCTTAATGTGATGGAACCATTTGCATTATGATCATAATTAATTCCTAATTCATCATATTTCTTCAAAGTCCATGTTTTATTACTAACAAATATCGAAATACCCTTTCTTTGTTGTAATTTTTCAATACCTTTCAAAATTTCAATGAATAACTCATGCTTAGGCATCATAACACATAATGACATAAATTTGCTCTTCATGTATTCATAATATGTATCTAAATCTCTAACTTTCCAAGGTCTAAATGTAATGGCTGAAACTAAATACTTCCAAATGTTCTCATATTCTATGTTACATTCATCATCCCATGACATTGATAAGAAACCTGCTGTATTGATTGATTCTTGTTTATCCATTTTTAATGAAAATCCGTTTTTCTCTGCATATTTGTGACAGAAATCTTCATCTAAAGGTTTCTCTGCAACAATTAATCCATCATCTCCTTCTATACAGAATTTAAATGAGTTGTTTGTTGCTCTTTCTAACATTTTAATAAAAACATAATTAGTAATTGAATTTCCTAAGGAAGTATTAGGTGCTCCAGACCATCTACTGCATGGCATGAAGTATGTGGAAGGTTCTGAGTGGCTTGTTCTTCTTCCTACACTGAATATGATATCTTGTGCAAATACTTCAAAGTATTCTTTTAATTCTGGATATACTGTTGAATAAACAATTTGTTCACAGTGTTCTTGGATATCTTTTGTTGCTGCTGCTTCAAATGCACTATGGTCTGTTCCGTAAACATAACCTTCTCCTCCTAATCTTTCTTCAAGAACTCTTGGTCTATCTGTGATTGTGGTTTTCTTGATTGTTTGTTCTAAGCTAAAGAAAGCTTCACCAATCTCATTGAATATTTTTCCCATATAATATTTTGTGATATTTGATGAAGCGAGAATGGCTCTAGGTCTATTATTTTCTGGATAAGGTTCATCCTTCATAAATGCACAATAACGAGCTTCTCTTGACATTAATGCTTCAAGCCATGATCCATTGTCCCATTCTCTACCCTCCTTAATGATTTGTTCCTTTTGGGTTGTATTATATTGCTTTCTTGTTCTAATGAAATCATCATTTTCTTCTAAACCTAATACATCTGACAATGGTGCAACCATTTCTCTAAGTTGCTCACCTAGTTCTTTAGCTATCTCAGACATCATTTCATAATCTGGGTCATAATTTTCTGTTACATTTGTTAATGCTACTCTAGCAACAATCATTGCATCCAAATTTTCTTGGGAATTCATATCAAACCATTGCATACCGTCTGAGTCATATCCAGGTATCACTC